GTCAACGTCGTCAAGTTATTAGTGCTTTTAGAAACAAATATACAAATAGTAATGAAGTTACTGCTAAACCACAGGATGTCAAACCACCTGTGATGCCAACCCTTAGAGATGATTCTGAAATTAAACGTAAGATTTATCAGTCTAAAAAGAGAGTTTTTAGAGCAAAAACTAAGGATATTGAAGAGTTTGTATCATTGGCTAGAAAGAAATTTGAAGCTGAACTCACAAAGATGAAAGTTCAAGCTTGGAATCCCAGCACAAAGTCCGCAGGAATATTTAAAATTTTCGACGGAAAAGGTCGTTATAGATGTACCGGAACTTTGGTTGGAGCGAGAATGTACGTTGTTAATCATGTAATTGATGAGAGTCTTACTGAAATATACACTGCACGAAATCACGTTCACAATATACAACTGGATCCTAAAACCTATGCACTCATGAATGATGAGATTGGATCCTTTTATACAAGTGGTGTTCCATCAGTTTTCAACAATAAACATTTGAAGATTTTGGAAGATGCTACAATTGTTAGCATTTTAGGCTATGGCGATGGAGAACTTACTTCACCTGATGTTATTACAGGTTTTGCTAGTCCTAAAGGGTGGTGTAATGCAGCTACTAGATGTGGAGACTGTACCGCCCCAGCACTTGATGCCAATGGAAACATTGTTGGATTTTGGACTCATGGGAATGGGAAAACATTCGGAAGATTTGAGCCAATAACAGCAGAGTTTATTGAATTAGCAAAGATTCAATATACTACACACTCGGGACTGGATTTTCGGTTCCGCCCCCTCAACCAATCGATTTGATCGAGAGGCCGTTCTTTGAACGGTATCCTTCTCAGTTCAAAGAGAAGGATGGGGCCTCAGTGTTTTCAGAGACTATTTATCTGTCGGAATTGCACGAAGAATATTTAAATGAGGATTATTTCCCATTAGTAATGCAAATTCCACGCTTTCCGCGTTATAAGAACAAAAGATCTGTAGATCCTCATGTCAAGTTGTATCTTGATGAAAACCATATCGAAGAATCACCAGCTTGGGGCTTACCAGTCCCTAATGAAGAAGCGGCTTACAAATCATTGAGTAAGTATGCCAAAGATATCAAACCGATGTCTGATGAGCAAGTGAGAGATATGAATAGAGCCTGGCAATGGACTGAAAGACATTTTGGTGTTTACATGCAAAATTCAGCCATTCGTACAGTTGATGAAGTAGTATCAAATTTAGATATGACCACTTCATCTGGTGCACCATTTAACATTAGGTTCCCGACTAAAAAGGAATTATTTTTGGAGGTGCCAGAAATGTCTTCTTGGTTAGAAGAAGATTGGGAAAGGTTGGCTAATGATCCCGAGTACACATTTCTGTTTACCAGCTCTTTAAAAGAGGAAGTAAGACCACAAGAAAAGATTGATGATAATAAAATCAGAACTTTCTTAGCTGGCGCAGTCGATGGTACAGTACATGGAAATCGATTGTTTGCAGATATGAATGAGAAAATGAATGCCTCTCATCTAAAGAGTTCTTCTGGAGTTGGAATGTCCCCTTACAAGGGTAACTGGGACCGACTTTACAGAAAACTTAATATGTTTAGAAAAGGTTATGCTTTAGACGAATCGGAATATGATTCTTCTCTTAGGGCCTACATGATGTGGGGTTGTGCACTTTTCAGATGGAAAATGTTGCGTCCTGAGGATCACACCCGGGAAAATCTACAGAGACTAAAGACTTATTATAGAAATTTAATTAATTCACTAGTTGTTACAGCCGAAGGGGTATTGGTTTTTAAATTGACAGGAAATCCTTCTGGATCCGTTAATACCATTAATGATAACACTTTAATATTATACACACTCCTTGCATATGCTTGGATTAGATTGTGCGGTGAAAAGCCGAATTATAGTGAATTTGAAGATAATACCTCCAAAGTTTTAGTTGGAGATGATAATACCTGGACTGTTTCTGATTGGGCTCATGATTTCTTTAATGGAAGAAACGTGATTAACGAGTGGACCCAAATTGGAGTAACCACTACCACAGATTCTCTCGA